TCAATAACTAAGTCTAAATAGTATATTGCACGAAAAACTTGATTACTAAATTCAGTGAAATTAAATTTACCATCTTCAACAAACGCTTCAAGATTTATAGATCCTAAATTACAACTAGTTTCATTTGGTAGAGGTTGCTCGCCGCATCCTCTACTAACATATCCATTAGTTAACCAGGTATCAGTTTCTGGTTCATAAAAATCATAAACAGTATCAGTACCAATTTCTTCTATTGAAACTATTCTAGCTTTCCATGTATTTCCAGTTAATGAATAATTAATATTAGCCTCATTAAGCTTGTTTCTTTTATTTATATTTGACATATTTATATTATTAATAAAGGTTAACATAGAATTGCCAGATATTATTAAAGTATGTTTATCTCTAGCATTACACATTCTATCTTGAATTACACCAGATTCTCTTTTATCAATATGATAACTAGTTTGAATATTAAACATGTTTAAAATAATTCTAACATTTTCAATTAATTTTTTGTTACAAGAGGTTAATCTAATAGATGGATGATTTGTTTTTAGATTAACATTTCCATCAGTAGAAAAATAACCATCTATTAAGCCTTTTAATATATTTTTATTAGAATTAATTATTTCAAGCGGTATTTCTTTATCATAAGAATATCCAATTATATTATAATCTTTTAATATTTCTAAAATAACATTATCTCCATTAATATTAATGCTTATAACATGTCCATCTTTAAAAATACTATAATTAATATTATATTTAGTTAAAAGTTTTTCTATAAATAAACACCAATCTTCTTCATCATAACCCAAAGATATTTTTATTTGTTTTTTATTAATAGCATTTTCTGTTATAGTCCCATCACCTAATAAAATGCCTAATAATAGACCAAAATCAAATTCATCCATACCATGTGTATTTATTTTATTATCTGGTATATAAGAAGGAGCTATTCTAACATAATCACCTATAGCTAAATCTTTTAAAGAAATAAATGACCATTTTTTACTACCATATTTTTTAGAATTTTTTGTTTTTAGTTTAATAGCTTGAAATTGATGTGAAGCTGTACATTTTACATAACCACCATCTGAAAAGGTTACCTTATACACTGGAAGATTTTCATGTATTTCTTTACTTTTTATTTTACCTACACCATTAACAGTAACTATATTATCTCCAATATCCAAATCTTTTGCATATTTATATCCTTCTGGTGTTGCTACTAAAGTATCTCCTGTAACACATGGATTTGTTGTTTCAATATAATATTGAGGTAATTTTTTTAATAAACTATCACTATTTGCTATATCTATAAAAAATATACCAGGATCTCCATGTTTATGTGCAGCCGTACATATCTTATCCCATAATTCCCTAGCTTTAACTGTGCCTACAATTTTAAGATCTCTAGGTGAAATCAATTCATATATATCATCATTAAAAACTGCTTCCATAAATTTATTATCAATTGCAACTGATATATTAAAATAACTTAAATTACCATCTTTAGTTTTACATTCTATAAATTCTTCTATATCAGGATGATGTGAATTCAGCATACCCATTAAAGCCGCTCGTCTTTTACCACCCTGAACCACAACCGATCCCATAGTATTCCATGTTTCCATAAATGATATTGGACCAGAGGCTTTTCCGCCACAACCACCTGCAATTGGAGAATTTTTCTCTCTAAGATTTCCGAAATTAACTCCAACTCCACCGCCATATTTTGAAATTATAGCTGCATTTTTTACACTATCAAATATACCTTCTATTGAATCATGTATAGATATTGTAAAACATGCAAACATCATCTGATTCTTACTTTTATTATGTACTATTTTTAAATAATCTGTTGATGTTGGATCATCTTTATATAATACTTCATATAATTCCGGATCTGTACTAATACCAACTCCAGCAGAAAATAGTGCCGGAGAATTAACAAGAAATCTATGAGACATCATATCATTATATATAGATTTTTCAATAATTTGTGTCGGTACAGGGCTAGCATAATTTATATCAAAAGCAGCTATAGTCCTAGAAACCCTTCTACATAATTGTGAATATTCGGTTTCTTTCTTATTTCCAGGAAGATCAATAAAATATCGTAATTTCATAATATCTAGAGCATTCTCTTGTATCTCTTTCGGTTCCAATTTTGGTAATTGCCAAATTGAAACTAAATCACCTAACTTCATGTTTTCTTTTAACATTTATAGTCCTCCTTAATAATATGCACTTGAAATTTATCAACAACAAAATTAATATTAATAGAATGTGAACTTTATAGACTCAATATTTGAACCTCTCCCACTTAAAGGAGCTGATTCTTTGAACATCAAACAATTTAATTTCTTAACAGATCTGGAAAGAAAATATGATTATAAACCGGCTACTTGTTATTATTGCGGAAAACCACTTCCTTTTAAAAGGTTTTATCAACAACTTGAACATCCAAAAAAATTTTGTAGTAAAAAATGTAAAAAGAGTTATAGCTTAGAAACATATAATATTGAAGAACACAAAAAGAAATTTTCATCTCGAACCGAAAAAATAATCTACACATATCTAACTTTACAATATCCTGAACTTTATATTACATATAACATAAAAGACATTTTCCCACCTTATGAAATTGATTTTTGTTTAGAAACAAAATTTGGCCCATTATATATTGAATATAACGGTTCATTGCATTATACACGTAAACCAAAAAACTCTTCTAAAAAAAATATACAAAAACACCAATTGAATGATATGATAAAAAAAATAGAATTATGTAAAAATAGAAAACATAACTTAATACGTTTATGGAGTGAAATTGGTTTATATTCCAATCCTAAATTATTTAACGACGCTCTAGAAGAAATCAAAGAAACTATTGATCTAATTCTAAAAAATAATCTAACTATACCAACATGCATAGATATTATTGTTGATAAGTATGGAGGACTACATAAACTAGTAGAATATTATAGGGAGCAATGAGCTCCCTTTTTATTTTATCTTTAATCAGCTTATATATTTCAAATTACAACATTAAATATTATTTCTCCCTATTTAGTTTAAACTTTTTGGGATTCTTAGATTTCTTAGATACCTGTTCTACATCATCAAATCGACCTTTAAATTTTCTTAAGATTGATGGACTGGTAATCCTGAAATCAAAATCCTCAAACTCTTGCTCATACTGAGTAAACTTTTTTGACACTTTAACAAAAACCTCCTAAATAGAATTGGACTTGTTTCAATGGTATTATACCATATGATACTGGATATGTACACTGCCCTCTTAAAATAAAATTTAGATTAAATATTATATAATTTAGATAAATTAGTATAGATCTGTTCTCAATTATTTTATTCTAAATATTTTGCCGTTGAACATTTATCTTTCTTTGTTACAAGAACATTTTTTACTAACACATTTTCTGGAATAACTTCCATTGGTAATGGAATATGTGTTATAATAAACAAATCAATACCATGTCTTTTTTGCATATCTAATAACGTTTCTGTTACTACTATAATACCAGGATAATCTAACGCGTCATAAATTTCATCAAGTATTAAAAACTTAGGTATATTTGTATTAATATAACTTGTAAATTCATATAGAGAAAGAATCATAGCAATATCAATTCTTTTTCTTTCCCCAGAACTCATTTGCCAATAATTTGTTTCAAAACCATCTTTATATAGAATAATATCAATTTGACCGTCATCATCAATTGTTATTTTACCAAGTATTTCATTATTATATAATTTTGAAATATAATACTCAAATATATCAGATAATATAGTAATATACTTTCGAATAATTGCACTTCTTAATAAAGACTTTGGAGAAAATAATGTAACCCAATATTCACTAGCTTCTTTCCAATTTTCTCTGATCTCTATTGCTTTGTTTATACCTTCAAGCCTCTTTTTATATTTTGATTTATCAATATTCTCATTTTTAGTATCAGCTTCAGCTATATCAGATTCTATTTTTTTAATTTCAAGTTTTATTTTTTTTATTGTTTCATTTTTCAATATAATATCAGAATTGATTTTATTAATTTTATCATTAATTTTTTCAGCTTCATTTTTTAAAAATTTTCTTTCATTGGTAAGAGAATCTAAAATAGTCTGAGCTTCTACCATTGAATTTTTAAAACCAACTATCTCTGCTTTATATTTTTCATTTATAGATGTAGCATATTCATTTGAAACCATTTGTTTACAAGTTGGACAAGGTATACCAGATAGAGAGTTAAATCGTTTTATTTCTTTCTCTAACTTATCTATATTATTTCGATTTATTAAAATAATATTTTGACATTCTGTTATCTTTAAATCAATATCAGCTATTTTTTTATTAATCTCTGCCAATTTATTTTTATATTCAGAAGGATCCTCTATTTCAATAGCTAATGTATCATGTAAACTAGCGTTTAACTCAGCTAATTTATTATTTAAATATTCAATATATTTGTCTTTATTTTTAGTTACAATATTAATAATTTCATTTGTATTTTTTCGATTTAAATATAAACGATCAAGGAGCCGATCGTTGGTACTCTTAAAATCTTTAGCTTTATTGTAATATTCATCAATGATTGAAAGATCAACCATATTTTTAAAAAAATCTAAGCGTTGACTATAATTCATTGATAATAGATTTATATTATCGCGATAATATACAATAATTTGAGAGAAGGTATCAGGTGTAAAATTAACAAACATTTTAATATCTTTATCAGATAATCTCTTAGTTCTTTTTGTTGTAGATTTTCCATTAATTTCAACTTCTGTTGTACTGTTACCATTAGATACTTTAGTTCGGCTAATCTTTAATTCTCCAATACCATCATCGGATTTAATAAAATACTCAACACTATTGGCCATCTTATTAGTACCATTACGAATCATATCATTTAGTCTAACTTTTTGTTTAGATCCTCTTAGGCCACGACCAAATAGATTGTACATAATTGATTCACCAATTAATGTTGATTTTCCACTACCATTACTAGCGTCTTCACTTTCAGAATCATAGTTAATTCCATCAATAATATAGATAGTTGGAGGATCATCATATGATTTAGCCAATTCTAGTTTAGCGGATTTAAAAGAAAGAAAATTATGAATATCAATACTTTTTATTCTCATTATTTACCTCTTTAGACGTAGAAAGTTTAATATAGTTTATCCACTCATTAATTGCAATGATAAAAGATAAACCTTCTAATGTAGTCTTATCTATTATAATGATTGATAAATTCAATAATTTCATTGCTAACCAAAACCTAAATTTGCTAAATTTCATATATTTTCCACCATCACTTACTAAATAATTTAAATACTTTTATCACGGAATCTTTATCAGTCGGTGGTTTAAACTGCATCGCATAATCAATTAGTTTATCTTTAGTAACAAGATTATTTGCTATCATATTTTCAAAATCTTGAACCGCCATCATTGATACCATATCAACGGTATTTGAATCAACTAGAATATTTTTTTCAAATTGTATTGATTTAAAATATTCCTTAAGTTTAGATATTTTTTGTACATCTTTATTATCTGTATATTTATAAAGTAATTTAGTTCTACTAAGCTTTTCTGGATCGTTATTTAAACAATACTCTTGAACCTTCTTAAAACTATTAAAAATCTTATATATACTAGTATTTGGGTTATCAATATATTGCATATCTAAAGTATCAAAATCAAATATATAAATACCTTTAGTTTCTCCAGTATTACGAAAATCTACATTTCGACAAGAACCAATATATTTAACTGTCTTACCATCTACAACATACTCAGAAGGATCATGGACATGTCCCAATAATACTAGATCGTATTTATATTTCCTTATCAAATCTTCAGCTGATGGAATGTTATCCGTCACTATAGAATCTCCTGATTTGATCATATAAAAATTCTGTTTTATATCAAAGTGACCCATCAATATACGTTTACATCCTGCTGTAAATTTCTTATCTACAGAATCTAAACTAGGCATAACATTTGTAGAATAAGGTATGAACGCCACCTCAACACCTGTCTGAATTTTAACTACCATAGGTGAATCAAATACAATAACATTAGGAAAATGAGAAAATGGAGCAAGTAGTGATGCTCGAATCTTTAAATTGCGATCTCCAATTTTTACACTAGAAGTTCTATTATCTACATCATCATGATTTCCAACAATAAAAATAACAGTAACATCCATTGCAATTTCAGCAATAATCTTAGCTATAATTGTAATTACTTGAGAAGTAATTGAATATGGCGAATTAAAAACATCACCGAAAAATATCAAAAAATCAGGTCTATGCTCATATAAAGATTCTTTTATTAATTCAAATGTTTTAAATACTTCGTGAAATGAATTACTATTTGCAATTGAAGATTTAGAATTTTCAATATGGAGATCTCCAACTAGTAAGGCTTTCAATTTAAAATCACCTATTTCTTTTTTAGTTGTAATGTATTTATGGCCTTTTGAGATTTCTTTGCAATATAATAAAATACTACAGAAGCTTTGCTGTTCTTAGATAAAATTTGAAAATATTCTAAATCGTTATTTCCATATCGATCCAACCTTAAATGTTTTAAGAAATCGGCTTTATTAAAAACTATTTTTTCGTTAAATGTTATTCTCTCCAACAATGAATTGATTTGATATAAAAATGGATTCTCTAACATTGACAAATCAATTATCGCCATATTATTATTAATAGATTTCTTATTTTCTTTTAACATTTCTAAACATATTTCGAAAAATTTCCTATCCTTTTTATCAATATTCTCTAAATTATTTAATAGTTCATATATTAGATTTATAAGAATATTAACATTATCAATTACCAATTCCTTTTTATAATAATAATCTAACAATGAGAATAACTTTGATACCTTCTTCCATCCCCAACCATCAATACCTTTAATATTATCACTAACATCTCCGACAATTGATTTTCCAAGGGCATAATTTTTTACATTAAAATATTTATTATGCTTACTATGCTTTGTATACCAATTCTTAATAGTAATATCACCTTTATACCAATCTAGTATTTTAGTATTTTCATCTAATAACTGAATCATATCGGAATCACTTGAAGCTATAACAATCTTGACTTCTGAATCTAATCTTTTTAAAAATTTAATTAAACACATGATAATCATATCTGCTTCCGTATCTTTAACTTCAACAAAAAGAATAGGTAGTGTTGAAATTAAAGATTTTAAATATTCAAAATAATCTTTTTCCCTTTCTTCTTCTGTTAATGATTTAACCCTTTTACGATTAGCTTTATATCCTTCAATTACTGAGGCGGCCCTTTTATTAAATCCATTATCAGAACAAATATATATTAAATCTGGTTGTGATTGATAAATACAATCACAAATTCGATTGAGTATATTAAATGTTAATTTATCGATAATTTCTCCAGGTTCCATCTTTTCTAGCTTATAATTATATGTGTATCTTTTTATTAAATTAAACCAATCTATAATTAAGACTCGCATCTATTCACTCCTTCATATAAAAATAGAGCAGAATCATCTGCTCTATTATATCATATTATACCTTTACATGTAAACTGGTCAACTCCTCTGTGCTGTAACGGCAATTGTTATTGTACTATCTTCATCTTTCAATGTAAACGCAGCTAAAAGGTTGCTAATCAACATGTTAATAGTATATTCCTTAAATCGATAAATTTTATTCAAGACCTTAATTAAATTCATATCATATTTAGCAATAAAATCACAATTTGAAGGCTTATCAAAAGTATATTCTAATTCATTTCCAGAATAATCACTACAAGTTACTTTTAATCTAGAATTTTCACTTATAATATCGATAGATTCTGGCGAAGATAGGACACTAACACAATCTAGAAAATCTTTAATCTCATTACTATCGATATCAAAATTGACAAAATTAATATTTTCTAATCTGTTTTCTTCTACAGCTAAGTTAAACAATTCAATATTAGTATATGGAAATTCTAAAATATCATCTTCAGACATTTGATACATTGCAATAGATATATTTTTATTTTTTGACTTAGCATTTATCTTGTTTTTACTAATTTCTATCAAATCAAAATTCGATCCAAAAATTGTTGATATAATTGTTTTATTCAATGGAAGTCTTACAACCATTCCAGTACCTGGTTGTAATTCTAATTGTTCAACTAATACTCTACCTGAAAATACAATATCTCCATTAATATCTACCGTTTCAATACTAACATAAGAATTATTGGCGTCATCAACATATAACTTCAAAGGTACATATGAAAAGGTATCAGGGCATAATGATAGAAGTTTATTTACTTTAGCTATACTTTCTGATTTTAATGTAATTTTCATGTACAATCCTCCTAATCCTCCTAATATGTGAAGACTGAATCAAATATCCTATTATTTATATCAATCATAATATCTTTAGATTTTAGTAAATCTTTAGTAGATAGGTAATATTTACAAATATCCATAATATATTTACAAAAACTAAATTTAGAATTATCACATCTATTAACTATATTATCTAACTTATAAAAATCATCATTATTATCATGAATTGATTTAATATATTCTACAGTATTATTTAATCTATTAACTATGTCTTTTTCTTCTCTTAATGTCATTTTAGCAAATTCTAAATTATTAGTATTTATTAATTTATCTACTAATTCATTATCAGTTGAATAGTAATGGGAGCTACCTATATTAATTTGAAGAGAACCATACTTTACCTTTAAGATTTTAGCTGCCAATTGACCAACAAAATCCCACCAAGGAATATCAAAAGTTAAACCTTTAATAGCATCACTAGATCTAATATGTACCAAATTATAAAGATGATTTTCTCTTACTATAAAGTGTTGTGTTTGTGTACATGTAAAATCTCTTACACCTTTACGATAAATTACAGGCCATGTATAGTGGATTATGGCTTTACGTGAATCTATATCCATCTCCAATTCATTAATAACCCACTCAAAAGATGATATTTGATCAGGTGCTTTATAATTACAATACTCTATAGCATATAAACTTTTTTCATTTATAGGACGATAAAATACATGATAACCATAATTAGAATTTATCATACCATTTAAAATATCATCTGTATAAAAATTATTACCCAATCGCTCCCACATCTTACCAAATTTTGAAATAAAATTAGTATCTAGTTTACCTGACATATACCATACAAATTCAGCTCGTAAATATTGCCCCTCTTTAGTATTAGGATCTATAACATCTCTTACTCCAGGAACATGCATTAGAATATTATTATTAAATATATTCAAATTTTCATTAATTAACTCAGAGATTTCTAAACCACGTGGATATGATTTAAATCCATATAATTTTATAGATTTTAAAAGATTTTGATAATTTTGCCCTGAAGTAAAATTTTCTATAATCATCTAAATTCACCTTCATTCAAATTTTATTATAGTTATAAATCTATAGCTTCATATTGAAAAAATGTAAGTTCATTATTTTTATAATTAATATAATATATATCTTTTCCTAATTCGGTAGCATATTCTATTTCCTTCTTAACTCCAGGTGAAATATTCCAACCAGGAAGCATCAATATACATAAAACATCACAAAACTCAATAAAAGGTAAATCTTGTATCAACCAAAAATCTAAATCTCTATCCTTTAAATTACCATATATAGATATAGGGTGATTTTGTGATACAGGACTATATACAACATATCCCATATCCATTAATTTACCGGCAACTTTTGATACATGTTCAAAATTGAATTGTTTAATATCCGATGTATTTATACCTCCAACACTATATGGTGTTGCTAAGTATATTCGAATAGATCTATATAAGAAATTATATTTATCAATTTTTAGATTGTTACCCAATTCAATATGTTTTAAAACTGTATTTTTATGTGTCATAAATTTAACACCTCTATTAAATTGAATATACAACTTAAAAATACTAAATCTTTATCCATAACAATTCGCGCTTTATAAGCATGATCAGCAATTATAATGATCGCATCCATATTATTATATGTTTTAATAACATAGTCTTTTAGTGTGCTGTAAATGTCTTCATCAAATATCATTTTCTTAGTCAATTCAGCAATTTTCTTCGCATCTTTAAGTGTAAATATTTTTGAAAAGAAATTAGTATATTGTTGATTAAAACCTTCTTCTAAAATATTAGTATCCAATTTTCCATATATGGAAACTATTTTTTGAGATTCATTAATTATCTTTCGAATATCAGTATTATATTTCTTAATTAAGAGAATAATCGCTTCATCTGTATAATGTACGTTTTCTGAATCAAAGATATATGTTAATCTTTTTACAATTTCAATTGGTTTAGGTGCTAATTCAAATTCATTACATCGACTACGAATAGCATCGCTAATACGATTAACGTAATTGCATGTCAATATAAATCTACAAAATTTACTTGTAGTTTCCATTAATTCACGAAGGGAATCTTGTGCAGTATAATTTAGACCATCAGCTTCGTTTAAAACCACAACTTTTAGCTTATTGCCCCAGGCGCCAGATTTTGCAAATGATTGTACCTTATCACGAATAGTATCAATACCTCTCTCTTCTGAAGCATTGATAATTAAAAATATTGAATCTAAATTATTCATAAGGATATTCACAATTGAATTTTTACCTGTTCCTGGGCGTCCATATAATAATAAATGGGGAATATCATTTTTTTCAATACAATTTGATAAAAAAGATATTAATGAATCGCTTCCAACAAGATCTTCAAGCTTAGTAGGCCTATATTTCTCTACCCATAAAGAATGATATTGATCTGTTAATTCTACAGATTTAATAAAGAATTCTTTACCCATTTAAAATCTTCCTTTCCTATTTCCTATTATTAGATTAGGTGCAACTCACGTGTATTATACCACACATCTTTTAAGTTGTAAATATGAATATGGGCTGGAATTTCATCCAGCCCATATTTAAATATACAGTGAACTACCCCTATCAGAGCAATATTACCCACATTCAAATGGATATTCCATTCTCAATTTTACCATTTATATGACTAATCTCAATTTGATAGAATCGACTTCTGAATTCAAATAGTTTGGTTATCATGGAGCCGGCGGGCGGACTCGAACCGCCGACCTGCGCATTACAAGTGCGTTGCTCTACCTACTGAGCTACACCGGCATATATTTAAATATTTATGGCAGTCCTAACGAGATTCGAACCCGTGTCTCTGCCTTGAAAGGGCAGTATCCTAGACCACTAGACGATAGGACCAACTTTATTATTTTTTTATTATTGGTGAGCCGTATGGGACTCGAACCCACGACCCCCAGATTAAAAGTCTGGTACTCTACCAACTGAGCTAACGGCTCGTCACATCAAACTATTTTTTTTAACAGGGACATTATACCGTAATTTTTAAGAAAGTAAACGGTCTAAATTGATCGATTTTTAGATACAATTCAAACCAGGAAAGTGGGGTTAATTATTTAATTACTTAGGCATTTACATGATTAATTTTAATATTACAGGACATTGAGTGGGGTTTTTAATTTTAACTTTTCATTCCAGTGTATTAACTTACCGACTTTAAAAATTTTATTATATTAATTTTCAATTAAATTTCATATTCCTTGTTATATTTTTATATCTTATTTAATAAAATCTAGTATTTTAAAATATATCTCCTAAAATATATAATTTATTAAATTATCCTGATCTTGAACTCAAGATCTATGATCTTGAGTTTAAGATGTCAAGAAGATTTTAAGATTCTTAAGATCTTCTTGACAATCTAGATACTTTATATCTTAGAATCTTAGATTATTATATATTATTATATATTATTATATCTTAGAATCTTAGATTATTATATATTATTATATCTTAGAATCTTAGATTATTATATATTATTATATATTATTATATCTTAGAATCTTAGATTATTATATATTATTATATCCTAGAATCTTAGAAATTATATATTAAGATCTTGTATCTTAGAACCTTATATTATTTAACTTATCAATTTATCGGTTCCGGATAAATTGTATATAAAAATTTTACTATTAAATCTTTTTCATACAATTTATGATATTAAGATTTAATATATTATGATATATTATTAATTAACATGGTTTACATTATGTCCTTGAAATTTATTTATTTTAACCAGTTTACAACCAAAAATTTTATGGTATAATACACTCAGATATTATCCAGGACTGAGTGTGGTTTTTGAGTTGGGTTTTTGAGTGGGGTTTTATTAATATTAACAAAATAATCTAATATGGTTTACATTATGTCCTTGAAATTTATTTATTTTAACCAGTTTACAACTAGAAATTTTGTGGTATAATATACTTAGTCATTATCCAGGACTGAGTGGAGGTTTTATTAATGTTAACAAAACAAAAATCTAAATCTAGATCTAGATCTAATTCCAAATCAAATTATTTTGTTGAAAAAGAAATGTTAGATTTAATTTATTTATATAGGGTTACTGGTGATGAATTAGTTTTTACTAAAATTACGCCTGTATTAAATATTTTAATAAATGGTATGATTAACAAAGAATTTAGTTATAATTATTATATTAAAAATAATCGTGATGATGTTATTTCTGAGTGTATGTATGAATTATTAAAATCATTAAAAAATTACGATCCTGACAAGGGCCGATTATTTGCATATATTAATCGAATAGTTAAGAATACTTTGATTAAATATCATTCTAAATTTAGAAAAATTAGAAACAAAGAGTTAATATATACCGATTTAGTTAAAAATCCATCTGAAGAAGTTGAAGATGATATAGCAATTAAAATTGGTCTAAATAATAGTGATAAAGTTATTGAGGATTTTACTATAACGGAGGATTTATTACAGTTAAATCCTAAAATGAAAAATGTTATTTTAGATATTAATACTAGCATATATATTATTTATAAATATATTACATACCTAAAAGAATCTATTCAATTTTATTTAGATAACCCTGAAATATTAAAGAATTTAATATTAGATTTAAAATATGAACCTCGAGTAACATTTGATTTTTCATATTATTATAAAAATAAAACTAATAAGATTTCAAATTATAGAATATATAAATTTATTCTTGAATCATTATTTATTTCGTTAAATAATATATTATGTTGGATTAAATTAAACTATCCAACAATTATTGATTCTGAGCCAGAATCATTTGATGGTAAATTATCTAATAGAGCCATTGGGTTTATAAGAAATTTTGTAAAAAAGAATCTAAAGAAAGAAAATCTTGTAAATTATTTTGATATTAATGATTTAATAGAACTAATACAATATTTAACATATGAGAGGCACTTCAAATATGGAGATAAAAAGTAAATATTCATCCATATATAACAATAAAGATAAGTTGCAATTGTTAACTATAGCTAAAATTATTAATACATATAATAAAACACTATTTCGTTATACTAAGAGTTTTGTAGGTAAAATTGCAATACCAAAAACTGATTTGAAAAATATACCTAAAAAATATATTACCATAAAAGAATATTTAAATTCAAATCCTATATGGAAACAAATAATAAATTTTCTTGAAAATGTAAATATTGATGATATTAATGATTATATTGATGTAATGATTCGAAATTGGCCAGAAATTGCAGTACATATTAATATGACTGATCGTAAAATTCCACTATCAAATGTAATTTTTTCAACAAAAATGTCTAGTATGTATGATAAATTTAAAGCTAAAGAAATTTCAAGTATTAAAATTAATAAACGTTTGGCCCTTAAAAAATCTGAAGATTATCATCGTCTGATTCCTTCATTACAAAGCAATATAAACAGTTTATTTAGGCTTAAGAATTTAAATCCGAATCTAAGTTTTATTGAGATATTAGAAATATTTCCTGGGGAATTTGAACCTGAATTTGCAAATATTATAAAAAAAATGGATGAAAGTGATATTACTTTTGAAAACCTATTAACTAAATTTTCATAATATAACTTAAATATACCTTTTATTTTAACATAAACATCAACAGAAGTCGCCTATTTCTATAAGTGGGTAGTTCACCAAATTAAAATTTATAAGGAGTTTAAACTCTAATGTCTGGTATAATAGGATGGAATCCAGAAACATTTTCATTTTCTCCTGAATTTCAAAAACAAATTATTATTGCAATGGTTCAAGAACCTAAGATATTTGAACATTTAGGTGTATTAACCAGTCCTGATAATTTTGAAATAAGAGAATATGGTGAAATATTTAAAGGAATACAGAAATTTTATAATGAATACCGTGGTATACCTACTAAAGAAGTTCTGTTTGATATAGTTGAAAAATATTATCATTCTGATACCTTAAAAGACACAATTAGTGAAATATATGATGCTGAAAAAATTAGTAATTCTACTCTAAAATATATTGAAGAAAGTGTAAGAAATTTTATTAGTTGTCAAGCACTGAAAAGAGCAGTAGTTGAATCACTTGATGATTTAGGTGATATTAAAAAACACCTAAATGTCAAAGATAGAATTGAAAAAGCTTTAATGGTGGGTGCTGCTTTAGATGATTTTGGTGTAGATGTATATAATGATGAAGAAATATTAAATAGATGGATGAGAAGAAAAGAAGATAATGAAATTAGAAGAATATCTACTGGATGGAGTAAATTTGATCAAATATTTGGTGGATATGGTGCCGGTGAATTATTTACATTTATGGGTCCTGCGCATAGTGGTAAATCAATGTATTTAATAAATGCTGGAGCTAATATATTATTGCAAAAGAAAAATGTGTTACATATTTCATTAGAAATGTCTGAAGAAATAACTACACAACGATATGATATGAGGTTATTAGGATTAACTAAAGACGAACTAAAAACTCCTAAAGCAAATACAAAAATAAAAGAACTATTAAATAACCATATAGGTAAACTTATTATAAAAAGATATCCATCTGGTTTAGCTTCGGCAACAGATATATCTACTTTCATTAAACGTTTAGAGACGGTTAAAAAATTTGTTCCTGATGTTTTGATAGTAGATTATGCTGATATTATGCGATCTACTCATAAATATAATGATAGGCGATTTGAATTAGATACTATATATCAACAATTAAGAAATCTTGGGATAGAATTTGATATACCAGTTATAACTGCTACACAGTTAAATAGATCAGCAATTGAAAAGCTTGAATCAGGCGGTATTTTGACTGAAGAATTTATTGCTGAATCATATGGCATTGCAAGAATAGTTGATTGTGGAGTAACTATTAACGCAACTCCTATTGATAATGCAAATAATAATAGTGTCATCTACGTTTTTAAAAATCGTGATGGTGAAGCTGGAGAACAATTTAGAATGTTTGTAGATTTCTCTAGAGCTTTAGTTAGAGAATGGAGCGCTTCATCTACAAACATAAAACAGTACATGAAAAGAAAATAGAGAGGGAAATCTAAAATTTCCCTCTCTATTTTTATCTAATAATATTAATATTTTTATAACATATTTTCAATTTCAATACCTTCAATTTCAGCTCCCTCAATATGTATATCCATATTATTAGTTTTTTCAGTTAAAGATTCTACTACTGATGTACAATCAATGAAATCGTCCTCATACCATTCACATGTATCACTAAAAAACATTGTATCATTTAATGGTGACATCAAAAAGGCCTCATAGCTTCTAGCCATCTCATCATCCATACCACGAAAATGTTTGAGCCAAAAATTGACTTCAAAACTTGGTTT